TGTTGCTGTACAATTTCAGCTTGCATTGCATCAAGCTTTGGTTTAAATTGATTTGCTTTTTGCTCAAGTCTATTTAAATCTTTCCAGTCTTGAATCTCTTCCTCAATTTCTTCAGGTGTTCCAAACTGAGTAGCATGAAGATATTGTCTTGCAATTTCTGCTTGATCATACTCATCTGATGGGTCAAGCTGTCTCATTTCTTCTACATGAGCAAGAGTTCTAAACAATCCTTTAAGATCAGTACCACCATCAGCAACATATTTAGCTGCAACTTGAAGTTCTTCTGGAAGTGCTTCAAAAAATTCTCTTGGTGTATCTCTTCTAACTTGTTCTTCTCTCTCTTGGAAGTTTGCTTCAAATAATTCACGGAAATCTTTTGTTGTATATTCTTCTAGTGGTTTATCATCTTCAAAAGGAATTAAAGTTCCCTCATCTATCATTTTAATAGCTAGATCATATAAACCTGATTTATCTACTTTAGGTCTTCCCTTATTACCTGCATCTTCTTCTTGTATGATAAGTTCATTAAGCTCATTGATTGCACTTTCAATCTCTTCTGGCTTAGACTCATCTTCACTTTTTTCAGAGTTAGATTTTTTGTCAAAGAACGATGTATCTACACTTTCTTTTGAAAACATAGATTTTGGTTTCTCTTCTTCTGCAGGTAGCATTACATTTTCTGCACCTGGCATTCCAAAGATTTCATCAATATTTACATCAACTTGTCCTACCGCTGTAGAATCTTCTACCTGATTATCAGGATTTTCAATGTGTTCACTCATGTTGTTGGTTTTATGTTATACTTTAATATACAAAATAAACTTCTAAAATTTAAAAACCAAGAAAAAAAAATTGCAATATATAGCTAAGTTATTTCTCTTTCTTAGCATTTGTATCATATTTGTTTTTGTTTTCTTGTGCAATTTGTAGTTGTTTCTCTGCAATTTCCCTTTCTGTTTGTAGTCTTTCTCTTTCTAACTGGCTTTTTTGGTTTTCAATAGTCATTCTATTTGTTTCTTTTTCCCTTTGTAAACCAGTTTGTTCTTGATACTGTTCTGTCTCTCTTATTTCTTTCATGGCATCTGCATAGTCTGACATTTGATTTTGGTTAACATCACCCATAGATCCATAACCAGCAGCTCTAATTTCTGCAACCAAGATATCTCTTTGTCTATCTTTTTCTTTCTCAGCAGCAACAGAATCAATTTTCATTCTCTCAATATCTTGTTGAGACTTAATTTGTTCTTGTTGCATTTGCTGTTGTTGTTGCATTTCTTGTTGTTTCTGAGCTTGTTGTTTTTGTTCAGAATCTTTAAGTACAACATTAAGAGCAGCAATTGAATCAGATTGTACTACTTTACCAAGATCATAAATAGATGCTCCTGTAGTATTATTCTGAATAGCCATTTGTTTTAATTGCTCAAGTATTGCTCTATGATTAGCATTGGTACTGATAGCAATGTTTAAATCTCTAAGTAAAAGATCAGTACCGTTTATCTCAAAGTTTACTTTCTCATCTGCTGAAGTAATATAAGTTAATCTTGCAGATGGTTTTGTAGAATGATAGTACTGAGCTAAGTCAGTTCTCATTTGATGCACTCTAGGCATTAGATAATCACAGTGCTGGATAAAGTATATTTCTGTTTGTGCATATGATGCTTGCATAGCTTGTTCTACTCCGGTAGCAGTAGACTGAGATAACTGTTGTCCCATTCTTTGTGGATTAACACCAATTACTTCATACGCCTGTTGTTTAAAGTAATTGGCTAATTGTATCCTAGACATTAATCTATTTGTCTGTTCTAGATCTAACTTTTGGAAATGCTGGAAGTTTAATGCATTCTCTGTATTTGTAATAGATGTATCTAAAGGAAGAATCTGGAAGTTCTTCATTGCAACATATGCCTTAGCATAGTTACCTTTACCCCAATCTTCACCTAATGAATGTCTAGGCAATGAGTTTTGATCAAGCATGATTACAGTACCAAGTTCATCAATTAAGATATCTGCAATCTGATTGTTTACAATGTTGTATCCAATCTGGTATGGCTTCATTAAGTCAATTAAAGCTGTAGACTTTGTATTTCTATCTGAGAATACAGATCCTTCTACAGGAAGCTTACATCCATACAAACTAGAATCTCCTTTGAACTGAAACTTAAGTGGTCCAATATGATTTCTGTTTACTCCAATGTAAATAGGAGAGAAACCACCCGGGTTATTCATACCCCAGAAAGATGGTACATTAGGCCCTATCTTTACTCCTCCCCAAGTTTCATTAATCCAAATCCAATCTATATGCTCTCCAAATAATAAATTATCTTTTGTTTTATTTTTAAAGAGTCTTGTATCATAGATTGGTTTATCTGTTATTTTATAGTCTTCAGTAACTATATCATTAGTTACTTCACCTTCTTCTGTAATCTTTACAAGATGTCCCACTTTTCTTTGAGACTTCCAGTACGCTTGAGTTACTCTTAGTAGATATGCTGTACCTTGGTCATAATAATCTTCACCTTGAGAAAGTATTTGAGTAACAACATCTGCACCATCTAATACATTACCTGACATAAATGATGTATACTGTCTGTATGCAAGTGAAGGCATATTTGTATTCCACTCATGTGTTTTTGTTCCGTCATAAAAAGAACCATCATTTTGAAGACCTCCAATATTATAACCAGCAGATCTAATTGGATATACAGATTCTAATGCCTCATGTTGTTCTGTAGTAAGTAAGTGTCCGTACTTATCAATTACATCTGACACAGTATACATATCTGTTTTTCCAACCCAGTTACCTTGTGATGTATATCTTACATCTGGAGACTTATGATAGAAAGTTAAAAGTGGATTCCATAACTCTACTTGATAGTCATCCTCCATCATATGGAAATGCCAGAACTCTCTATCTGTAATAAGCATATCTCTAAAACCTCTTTCCTCTAGCTCATCCATTCTGAATCTTTCCACATCTACTTTATGCTGATGCTCTGCCCATTGCTCTACCATTGAACGGTAATCTTTTTTAAAAAACTGTTCTATTTGTGGTAGACTTTTTAAATTTTCTGGTTGTAATTGTTGTTTTGCTTCTTCAGAGTTAGGATCTAAACCTTGCTCAAGCATAGCAGCTAACATCTTTGTTGCAGCATCTGCCATTAAAGTTTGTTCTACCATTCCTCTTTTTTGCTCTAACATTTCATTATAAGAGAAATCATCAATAGCTCTATATGTAAGTTTAGTAGATCTTTTAGCAAACTCTGCTACTAGTACATTAACAACGTTTGGAATAATAGGATAAAATTTTAATTCAAGTGCAGACACATCTTCTTTTGTGAGTACTTCAATAATATCTTTATACTCATTGTTTTCTTCAAATATATAGTCTGATCTATCAATTACTCCTTTTGCAAGTTTGTAGTTTTTTAACAATCTTCTAGCGTTTCTTCTGATTTGTTTTAATCCTTGCCATTCCAACCAGTCTAGATTCCAAGCAGCCCATTCTTCAGTCTTATCTTTTTTAGGTAAAAACTGCAAAGGTTGGGTTATACTTCCCAACCTATTTTGTTCTACCTTAGCACCTTTCTTTAACTGTAATGCGTTATATACCTGCATAACCTATTATTTAATATTTTTAAATGCCGACCTTTTAAAGTCACCCATATTATTTCCTGTTTTATTTCCCATGTGTTTAAACGGACTCTTATTTAATTTAAACAAATTTTCTGACTTTTGCAAGTTTTTAGCTGCTTCATCCATTATTGCTCTCCTTAAATATCCTCTATTAGATTGTTGGATTTTCATGAATCCAACTAATGCTGCAAAAGAAACAAGTCTATCCACGTTTACTCCATCTGAATACTCTCTCATTTCTTTGATTAACATTGGATCTGGAATTCTTTCTATACCATAAATTGTTTTAACTACAGTACCGTCAGGTTTTACTTCCTGATCTAGTTCTTCTTTAGTATATTCTATGGCATAACTTAAGAGGTGAGCTTTAAATAAAGTACCAGTATTCTTCCAACCATATTCCTGAAACACATTGTTATTTGATCCAAGATCTTTTAAGAACATAATTTGACTTTTGGGAACCAGATACTTTTGTTTTCTTCTTTGTATCATGTATTGGATAAACAATGAAATATTGTTTTCTACAAGTGCCCATGCATTATACCACTCTATTATTAACTCTAATTGCCTGTGTGTTTGATTTATATCATCATATCTACCACACCAGGCTGCTACTATTTTATCTTGTTCTATATATGTTTCTATCTCTGTACCAGTATGTCTTGCTACTTCAACTGGTGCTTTCATTACATATATGGAACATAGTGATTCTGAAGTTGTTGTTTTACCTTCACCAACGGGGTCAATAGAGGCATAGTACATACCAAATTTTATATCCTCAACCGGTCTTTCCCAAACAACAAGACATCCTGTTTTATCTTCTGTCTTTTTATTAACTGGAAATTCCATGATAGGCCTTTTATTACTTTTTGTAACTGATGGCTTACCTTCTAAGTCCGGAGATATATCTAGAAACTCATAAGCATATTCTTTTTCTTCTATCCTTCTTTCTTGTGCAGCAAGAAGATGTGGTGGGAATACAGATACTGTTCTATGTGCAAATGCTTCCCTAATATTTCTAGGGTGCTGAGAAATCCTTAACTGGTAATCTTCTGGAGCAAGTTCTTCTTTCCATTGTTTAAACTGTTTATCCAATGCTTCTAATGCATCTTCTACAAGTGAATTACCATAGTTATCTATGTGTGGTGGCATAGACCATTGTTCAGGAATAAACAAACCTGACAAACCAATAGTACCTTTATCATCTATTAAATCAGTTTCTACAGCATAAATATCTTTTGAAGTAGGATTCAGGATCATATCTTTCAGAGGATTACACTGAGATAAATCACCCACAGATCCTGCAGCTATAAACATACCTGTAGTAATTAAACCAGATCTCATTGCTGGTCTCATATACTCATATGTCTGATCCATCTTAGGAGCAATACCTCCCTCTTCATGAAAGAAGAACTTTACCGGACCCCCTACACCATTTGTTGGATCTTTCTCAAAGGACATACCTTGCATAGTTCCCTTGAGACCAACCTCATTCTTTCTATCTCCTTTTCTAACTTCTATCTTCTGTTGCCACATCATCACCTTGTGTGGAGTCATTGGTCTATACCAAGCAGTATGTTCATTTAAGAATGCAGCATATTCATCTAAGAATTTCCAAGAGCCTTTCTCATTTATATAGTCTTTAAGACTTGCGCCTATCTTTAATGTAACCCCAGCTTCAAACCAAATTTGATTTAAAAGCTTAGCCATATGAAAATAAGAAGAAGCTATCTGACGTTTTTTAAGAATAGCTACATGCTTGTAGTTGAGTTCTGCCAGTATTTCATAGAGGGCCATGTGATACTGGGCATCCCGTATTTTGGCAAAGTCAAAAATTTGTTGCTCCTTATCAAATATTGGTAAGAAGTTAAGCCACATGTAGTAGTCTCTTGTAAGATACCAGGTCTTATCTGCTGATTTGTAGATAACTCCTCTCCTACATCTGAGCTTTTGCTCATCCCAGTAATTGATAAAATCTTTGGATTTAAAAGGAGAGTCGCAGTAATATCCATTTTTTCTGAATCCTCTTGATTCAAAATTAAATAATAAGCTAGTGTCATCAAAGTTATATTTACCTGGTTCTTTAAATAAGTCTCTTACAAACTGTGCAAACTCTTCTCTTGAAGAAAAGTCTGTAACAGTCCAAGTGCCATTATCATAGGTTGGTATGTTTTCAAATATCTCCATTACTGATCATATGCCATTCCTATTCCACCCCTTACTCTACTGGATTGTTCTTCCTGTAGATCTTTATATGCACCCTTAAATGATGCTCTAATTGCTTCATAGTTTTTAGCAGCATTTACTAAAGCTGTAATATTACCATCGCGCCCGTGTGTGATAGGTGT